CCAAATCAGATGCCGCCGGTCGCCGCCGGTAGGCGGGACTTCCGGTACAAGATGGCGGACAATTACGTCATTTCCTGTGACGTCATTTCCTGTGACGTCACTTCCGGTGGGCGGGACTTCCGGAATTAGGGTTGGCTCTGGGCCAGCTTGCTTGGGGTTGCCTTGACACTAAGACAAGCGGCGCGCCGCTTGATCTTAGTGGCACGTCAACCCCAAGCGCTGGCCCAGAGCCAACCCTAATTCCGGAAGTTCCGCCCACCGGAAGTGACGTCACAGGAAATGACGTCACAGGAAATGACGTAATTGTCCGCCATCTTGTACCGGAAGTCCCGCCTACCGGCGGCGACCGGCGGCATCTGATTTGGTGTCTTCTTTTAAATTTTTAAAGCGCAACAACATAATTTTTTAACCACAACAAACGTTTATTTTTCTAAATTTTGATACATATTACACAATCTTAACATTCTAATAACATGTTGTTCATATCTGGTTAAATACTTAAATTCTACATTGTCTATATCTTTTGTGTTAGGCTGTCTTATAGGTATAGGAGGGGGCAGGTACAGTCTGGGTGGTACTGGTGGGCGTTTAGTTACGCATCCTGGCTGAGGGCACGGTGGGGAGTGTTTACAATGGGTGCACACGGCTTTTGGCTGTCCACAATTCTTCAGGCTTTTCATATCCATGTCTGTGGTGTTGTTTTGCATCTGTAGCTGTAGGGTCATATAGTACATATGGTAAATGACCTGCTGCGTGCGGGGGATATACTCCAGGTTGAGGATTCCACCGTCCCGTAGCTTTACGGGGCCCCAATTTAAATGTCATGGTTACTGTCATAATTCCCACGGCATACTGAACTAAGGTAGTAATTCCCATTGATTTAATACCTCCAATTGGCCCACTTTGTGGTAATATTTTTAAAAATATTTGAGGAGGTGGCTGATGCAAACCCCATCCTCCTAAGGCTGCAAACTGAGTTTTAAAACTGTCATCTAAATTTGGAATTTTACTCCACAGCTGGCTTTCATAGTGAAGGGCTCTTCTGTTCCATACAGAACCCACCATTAGGGGGCGCTCAATTTGATCTGTATATTGCTGGGTTCCTTTATTGGGAAAGTAGGTGTGCATGTTTAAACCCTGTAACTGTTTTAGCTGTTCTTTTTCATTTGGAAATCTACCCACTCCTTGCTGATACTCTTTGTCTTCAGCGTTACCATAAGTGGTCTGACCATGAGAAATAGCATTTATTCCTGTGACATATTTATCTGTGTCCCAGTGGTGGTACGGCTGAGACACTGGCCCCGGGCGTAAGGATATTCTAGTGTTTTGAGAGGTACCTGTGCTAAGGCCTGTTAAGGCTTTCCCAGCTCCAGTATTAGAGCTGTCTCCCTCCTTTGTAGACACTGAGTTTACTAGTGGCCCTGGCATGAAGTTTTGGGGCTGAATTGCATGGTCTTCATGTGTTAAAGATCTAAATTTTGGGTCACCTCCTAATGTGTCAGGAACCCCTAAGCGGGATCCGTATAAGGGATTGTACATCTCATAAAAGTGTTGACTGCAGCCCTCTAAATTTTCTGGGGGCACTGGAGGAAACTTATAAGACATAGTTGCTGTACCTCCTGTACCTAAAAGCTGAAAAGAACTGTGTTCCAAAACATAAAATGCTGATTCTTCACTTGCTAATTTTTTGCTGTCTCCAGAAATTCCTTGTGTGTTAACATCTCCTACTGTTAAGTAAGCATATTGAGGGGGAAAGTATACCCAAATAGGAAGTTCTGGGGCTAAAGTATCTTGACCTTGCCCTAACACATATGGGTACTTGTATTCATGGTCTACTAACATGCATAGGCGCCCTGTAGTGCTGTCAGTAACCTGCACCCCCCCTCCAGTTTTGTCTGTAACATCCTTAACAGCAATTTCTGATATGGTTACAGTTAAAGCATCAGGAGCTATACTTCCATAATTTTCAATTAAGTGCTGAAACTCTAAAGGTGAAAAAAATAAGTTTAAAGCATTAAAATCTAAATATCTCCATGGGGTTGAGTATCCCATTATGGGACTAATGGTGCAAACCTTTGCCTCCTTTCCACTGGCATTGTGGCAGCTACTTGCTGCGGGAGAAAACACCTTATAATGGTGCTCTGGGTCATATGGAATTAAAAACTGTCTAGAAAATGTACAAGTCACAGAGTTGGCACTAAAAGTGGCCCCCTCACTCCACATGCTTTTGACAGGATTACTGCCCCCCCCTCCTGCACCAGTGCTGGCTTCTGCAGAATTAACTGAAGTCATGCTTGGGTATTTTTCTGAGGCGTTGTAAGCGGGAACTTCCGGCAAACTTCCTTGAAAATGGGCCACAGGGGCAGCTGCACCTTTTAAAGTAAAGTAGTCTTTTACTACTTGTGCTTGAAACCCAGTTTCATTTTTTATATTTTTTAAAAGCTCTTCATCTGCTACAGTCCAATGAGTATATGGATTTATTCCCAACTTAGCCAGTTGGCTATACCTAAAGTCATGAATCCTTGCAGCACTGTCAACAGCACTTTGCGGGGGCCCAGCTTGTAGCTCATTGCCAGGCCCAACATAGTTAGTACCGGGTAGTTGTACGCTAACTTGCCCAGGCTTGTGTAAGTCTTCACTAGATAATACTGCATCTTCTCCTCTAGGTTCTGCATGACTGCTACTGGATGATAAGGCATGGGGGTGGTCAGATAACTGTCCATGACTTTGAAAATGATGACTATATAAGTCTGGAGAATTTTTAAGGTTATTTTTAATGCGAGCAACTAAGTCAAACAGAGAGGATGGGTTTTCTAGGGGATTATCTAAAGAAATATTATAATGATCTTTTAATATTTGAATAAGCTCTAAGTCTGTTCCAGTAACCTTTTCATAAAATTCCACAAATTGCTGATACACAGCTTTAGCAAATTCATCATCACTTTCCCACCATTTGCCACTTTCTTTACTCATAATCTACAAAGCTTTGCAATCCAGACAGGTAAGCACATTTTTTGCAGGTTAGCACAGAAAAGGGATTAGAAGCTCCCACATGGCAGCTACATCGCACCAAATCTGGGGTAAATTCTCGAAATTTCCATCCATTATACCAAGCCCCTACATTAATGCAATGGGGACAAAGTCCCAAGCCTCCCCCACTATTGTTAATATGTTGCACACAACACACAGGTAAACCCCTTACACCGTCCCACACATAATCAACCCCAACTAACAGTTCACGAAACTGGTCTGCCAAAGGTGTGTAGAAGGCTTCTTCCCACGATGCAGCTACAACTTCGGAGGAAACTGGGCTTCCGACAAATGATTCTCCTGAACTGGTCCCGGGGATGGGCGTACTAGAGCGCGGGGTTTCAGTGTTCCAGGCGCCTGGGGTGATGAGGTTAAAAAAGCTGCTTTCACTGAGTTCTTCAGAGCTTTCACCACCACTGCTGCTGATACTGGTGTCTGTGACAATTGGGGTGGTTTGGAGGTCTGGGTGGAGGGCATCTGCATTAATTCCAGGGAAATCAAAAGTGTAGTTTATTGCCCAGTTTTCATAGTGGTCCCAGCTTTGTGCATTACACCATGTAAGCCACTGTTGTACATCAGCCTCTGTTAGTAACCCCATGTCAGGGCTGCATCTTACAGTAAAGTTTAACTTTACCATGCGCTCTTTTAAGGCTTTAGCATGTACAGTTGTTGTAGTGTTCCCGCTTACAACAAAAGTAATGTCACCATTGCTGGTTATAACCACAGGTACTCCAGGCACAGCTACACTTCCACGCATTTTTTGATCTACCCTGGTGGGTTGCCCGCCTAAAATGGCTTTTGCAGCTTCTACAATTGTAGACTTAATAATACCTTCATCCCAGACCACCAAGCTTTTTCCTGCTACATCATTAAATGGAAAGTTTTCATTATTCCAGTTAACCATGCCATATACTGGAACACTTTTAGCAATGGCCATTGCCAAGTTTGTTTTTCCTGTACTTGGCGGCCCATAAAACCACAGTGTATTTTTCTTGCCACATTTTTTATCAATCCACTTTAACACATGCTGCCCCACCAATAGGGGGTCATAGTTTTGACAAAGTAACAATTTAACAATTTTATTGTCTTTAATACACATAACCTGCTCAAAGTCTGTATGCAATAAAAATGTGCTAGTAGGCACTAAATTAGTTGCTTTATAAATTGCTAGTTTTAGTGCACTTTGAATTTGAAAACTTCCACTGTGACTACTGCTTAGTAAAGTGTACTGGTTAAAGTCAACTAGTTTCCACTTATCCTCTGTAAACACTCTGTTTTCACACAACCAGTTTACCATAGTTTGAAACTTTATGCTAGCCTTAGTTCCCTTCCCATTAAATGGCACAACCTCTGCCCCTGTGCCGCTAGACTCCCCAGCATCGCTACTAGTATCATTTATGGCTGTGGTAATGCGGGGTTTCTTGGCATGGCAAGCTCCCCTTCTAAAAGTAGCAGAAATACAGGTATCTATATATCCATCAATATTAGTAACACACCATACAACATTTAAAGGTATTTTTTTCATTAAATAGTTTTCTATAAACTGCTCTCCATCTCTAAAGTATTTGCCTTTTGTAGTCATTCCTGGCAAAAATTTTAGCTTCACATTTTCAGTTACAAAGTGATAAAGTACATTATTAAATAACCCCTCTACACACACTGTGAGGTTTCTGGGGTTTAACCCTGGCCCCCCAATAACCACATGAATATGATAGCCTTCTTCAAATTTGTTACATTCTGCTTGAAAAAAGTACAAGCACCCTGCTAGTGGCCCCCCGGTAAGGTCAAGCTTAGAAGCCACACTGCTTAAGTATATTGCCATTAGTCTGTTAGTATGAGTTAGTGGTTCCCAGTCAGAAGTGTCTAAATCTAGTAAAGAGCACCACCAGTTATCGTTAGCACAGTCCAGAACATTAGAAGAAACTTGAAGCACCCCTCTAAATAGCTCCATGTTAGTATATTAACAAGTAGTATAAATACCTGTTAGTTAGCTCACAAAAAACAGCAAGAAAGTCCAGGAAAAAGCAGCCCAGAAAGAAAGAGCTGCGGCAGTGCTGTGCTATATATACTGTAGTCCCCGCCTACGCTCCGCCCATTTTAACCGTTACAAAACTGACCAATAAAATTATAGTAAAACACTTAAAATGGCTGCCCATTTGCATAAGGCGGGAAAAAAGCCCGCTAAAATTTAAAAGAAGACACCAAATCAGATGCCGCCGGTCGCCGCCGGTAGGCGGGACTTCCGGTACAAGATGGCGGACAATTACGTCATTTCCTGTGACGTCATTTCCTGTGACGTCACTTCCGGTGGGCGGGACTTCCGGAATTAGGGTTGGCTCTGGGCCAGCGCTTGGGGTTGACGTGCCACTAAGATCAAGCGGCGCGCCGCTTGTCTTAGTGTCAAGGCAACCCCAAGCAAGCTGGCCCAGAGCCAACCCTAATTCCGGAAGTCCCGCCCACCGGAAGTGACGTCACAGGAAATGACGTCACAGGAAATGACGTAATTGTCCGCCATCTTGTACCGGAAGTCCCGCCTACCGGCGGCGACCGGCGGCATCTGATTTGG